TTTTTACTAATTTTAGCATCAACTCTTGATGCCAATGAAGCTACTAACGGCTCCAATTCTACTTTTTTGATTGCTACTTTTCTCATGTTTTCTCTTTTTAATTTTTACTTTTCATTACAGATAGTTATATATCTTGTTGCACCATCATATACATAATAGTACTGTTTATCACATTTACTTTTCCATGCTTTAGTCTTTTCAACATATTCCCAGTGATCATTATTCCACCTCTCATGTCTATTATAACATTCACATTTCTTTTTACAGCCAGTAAAAAGTAGTAATAATATTAAGACTATAGTTACAATTACTAATGTTATTTCTATTTTCATATAGTATAATTATTAGTTAATTTACACACTGGTACGGTAACATAACCTGTACTTAATTCTCTATGTTTTGGTGTTATTATATTAGCATTTAATAATGCATTATATACTCCTTCATTCTCTGAATAATCTTTTATAGCTATTTCATCTGAGTCAAGACCATCAAGATTAACAGTAGCAGTAGCTACTGGCATACCATCTTCAATATCAATTAATCTTAATGCTGGATTACCTGTACCATATTTTTGTATTATTACTTCACACTTAAAACCTGCAAACTCTATCATAACTCTATTTTTATTTCTTGTTTATCAATTCCTGTTTCTTTTACTATTGCTTTCATAGCAATAGTAATATCACCTACCGTATCTGCTACAATTGTTTCAGATAAGTAGGTGTTATTATATTTGTAAGTTAACTTGATTATCATAACCCGTACCATTCATCTAACATATCACCCATGATTTCTTCTATAATCATATTATCATGCATTTCTTGGGCAATCTCACCGTTAAATTTAAATTTTTTAACTGTAGGCTTAACTACCTGTTTTTTAGAGTTACGGATAATCATCTTAAGAGTATTTCTTAAGTGATTCTCATCCATATGGTCAACATCTATTTGCTGACCATTTCTCATTGTCCAATATACCTTTTCCATTTTTTTTTAGTTTAGGTTTAATAAAATATACCAAAAGGATTCTCTTCCTCTGGTCCTAGATTATCAGTTGAATATAATAATCTTTTTAATTCTTCTACCTGCAACATTAATTGCTCATACTCTTCTTCAGTCATCTCTTTTCAGTTTTAATTTCAGTTAATAATAAAACATATCATCACCACCAGGTGGAATACTACAGTACTTGAATATATCAAGGTTCCGTTTGACTGCTGGATGATATGTTATAAATTAAGCTCTCAGAGGTGCAATTACAATAAGCCATACTGATACATCAGTTTAAATAATTAATGTAATAGCTACCCAATAAACAGAGTCTTGGTACAAACATTCATTTGCAACTGGTTATAAACCTCATCTGTTTTATGGTTGTGGGCATTATCCACCACATTAGTATTATCTAATGGTTTTTTCCGGCTCTTGTCTTAGTTTGTTTTTATTCCACTAAACACATAGCTATTACAATTTTTATCCCTCTGCCTTGTAGCTCTAATTATTTTTTGTATATTTGTATTATGAAACAGTTTAGAAATACACAATACTATGTTACTGAAAAACAAGAAGTTTATAATGTAACAACAAAAAGATATGTAAAGCCTTATCTTGCATCTAATGGAAAAAATTCAAACAAAAAATACTTAGCAGTTGGTTTGTATATTGATGGTAAAAGAAAGAATATTCTTTACCATAGATTAATTGCTGAAATATATATACCCAATTCTCTTAATTTACCACAAATAAATCACATTGACGGAGATATATATAACAATTCTATTTCTAATTTAGAATGGTGTAATGCTGCTATAAATAACATTCATGCTATTAGAACAGGATTAAGACCTACTAAACTAAATATGGAAAAAGCTAATGAGATTAGATCTTTATTAGCTAATGGACATACTATAAATGAAGTATGTAAACTCTATAATGTTGGTAGAAACATTGTCTCCAAGATAAGAGATAATATTTCTTGGAAAATATAATGCACCTCAGTTGCAATGTGTAAGATTTAGTATTATTTACTGTAGGTGTGTCTAAGCTACCTACTCTCTTACAATAATTTAATCCTTTCAAGGTATTTCTTCCTTGGGTAATTAAATTACTTTACATTACAACTGCCTGACCTTGGGAATCAGGAATGGTACATTAATACCTAGAAATGGGGTATCTCATAACTAGGATTAGTATTTATAACTCCCTCTTCAGGGTGAAGCAATAAGACAGTAATTCCCTCTGTACTCAGTTGTAAAATTGGATTTTTCAGCTACCAATACACTCTGCACCAATATTTCTATTGGGCAAAAGCTCTGTACTATTGAGACTTATTTACAACTGCTCACCCTTGGGAAGTGAGAATGGTACATTACAATACCACAAGTCAAACTCTGCTTTACATTTCATAAATGAATATATTACAGGATGAGAGTTTATGCCTGAAACCTTGTGGTAATATTTAACTAGTATTCTTTTCACCCGTTGAACTAGTATAAGGTGTTAGCCTTTGAGTACTATAAGTACTAGCAATGAATTGGCTGATACATTGCTTTTTTCTTTTATTATGATACATAATATAATCTGTTACCATCATTAGTTCAGGTATAACTGATTAGTATAAATTTACAAATATACCGGATACTATTGTATAGCATCCTTGATAATCTGTCTTAATTCTTCATCTACTTTTCTAGTATATTTAATACTATCAAAGAACATGTATGTTCTTAAGACCGTCCCTATTTCAGGTAACTCAGTAGCAACTAACTGTTCTACTGTTTCAATACCTAGAATATTAAGTACTGTTTTAGATCTTACTGTTAAGTCTTCCATTGTTTATAGTTTTTAGTTGAATTTATAAATTAACCGGATACTAATATACTCTTAATCTTATATATAGTAGTTATACTAATAATAATAGTAATAGTAGTAATAATACTTATAGATACATACACTATCTTATTTAGCCATATATCTCTTAATATATCCTCTAAATCAGTGATTTAAGTAGTGTTTAATAAGGTTTAATAGTGTGGGTAGTTTATCACCCCCACTAACATTAACACACATTTACCCATAATTTTTAATTATAAGTAAAACTTAACTACCTGATTATCAGCAAGTGAGTCTACTTTCTCCACCGTGTGGAGACAAGTATATATTAATATATCAAGCACAATATAATATATAAGTATAATCTTATTTATGCTGACTGAATATATTATATCTTGCACAACATAATAATGATAATGTGTTTATGCGTAAATAAGTAGACAAGTACATATATAAATAATTATACTCATTTACATTTCATTACGTGTATGTGTGTATACATTGAGCACACAGTCCTTATTAAACAAAGGGTTAGAAAGAAAAGGGTATCAGAGCAAAAAAACAGCAGTAACATAGTTTCCTACATTACTACTGCAATACTTTCACACATTGAGTTCCAAGACTTCTCACTCCCCTGTGTAACGGGACATCTTTCAACGGGTACTATTATTCCCCGACTACATCTGACTCTAGGTCAGAAGGTGCAACTTCAGCAGCTTTAGCTACTGGAGCAGCAGCAAATGGATTGCTAGTTGTCAGCTTGAACACTGACCCAATCACTTGCTGTACTACTGCACTTCTGAACTCAGAACTAGCACCCATAGTTTTCGCTAGGGCCTCAGCACGTCTCATCTCAGAGTTCTCCAGGGAATAAGTCCCTTTTGTACTTCTGTACACATCAACACCTGCTTTATCAGCATAGTTGATAGTTGGATACGTAGTCATGAATAACGGTGTTCCGTCATCATCTTGAGGCATACGTGGACTATCAGTCACATATTGTTCCAACTCTTCAGCACTCCCGTTCAATCTGAACACGAATACTTCATTACCGTTTTTAGACGGGTAACTGTTCTTGAATACTGCTTTCATCGTTTATGAGTTTATTAGTTAAACATTGTATATCCCTTTAAGCTAAGGGTTAGAAAAAAAAGGGTGTATATAAAGAGAACAACAGGATCCTTTACAGTGTCTTATTTCACCTGTAGGCAATGATATACCTTGTAAGTCAAGCCCACTTCTCCACTCCTTCTCAAACTGCTTATAGTTTTCTAAGTTTACCTCAGACTTGTCTTGATCAGGTAAGATATAGAACCTGATCATTTTCTCCTCCTCATACTCATAGTAGACATTGTTTTCCCAATGGTTAACAGAGATCAAGGTCTTAATTGTCCCTCTGTCATCTACTACCTTTAGTAACTCAGGTTCTTCATAGATCCCTAACAGGATTTCCGCTGCCATTTCAGGATTAGGTGTAGCACCAATCACTTCCATCAATGCGTTTACTTGTTCCGGTTTAAATGCTGCATTCAGAGCAACTTTTACTATCTTGTTCATATTCTCAAGTTTATATTGTTTAACATTTATATCTCTATAAGCTAAGGGTTAGAAGAAATAGGGTTCATAGCTCCTGCCTATGTATGCATTGTTTACATGAGCTATTCAGGTTTACAAGAGAAAAAAAAGAGCTAATGCTCTTGAGGATATCATTCCTCAGAGAGCACTAGCTTTGCGTAATCAGTGGAACTGATTTTAGCAATGAGGGCAAGTTTGATGTTGTCAAACTTCCCGCAAGGGCTTTTTTCCATTGTGTAATCCACAATGGCAAATGTTAATTTCAAGTTTACCTCAGGGTTAGCAGAGCAGACTGATGGATGCCAGAAGCAGACAGCAGGATGCCAAGCTCAGTGAGAGCAAACAGAGCTGAGTAACTTTTTGCCAGAGGTAAAAGTTGGCGAAGCTATGTGCAGAGCTCACTAGGTCTTTGTGCAAAGATAGGGGGTACCCTGTCTTGAAGCAAGGGCCGGGGGCTTGCGGTTTAGGACCCATCACCCTCTCTTACTTACACCATTTCTTCAGCCGTAAATTCATCACGCCTGGGGTGAAAATAACCCGCAAAAGTTATTGTGTATTGTACCAATGTTTTTATATTTGTAGTGTTTCAATATTTAAAAGTTATAAGTTAATGGTTAGGTAAGAGAATCCTCAGACATATGTTTGGGGATTTTGTTTTTTTATTTATATTTGTCAAAGCATTCTCCCCTGTAGATAGTATCTATAGGTCATGTGCCAGGAGGGCATACCGTAAGATCTGCTCGCTTACTCTCTGGCCTTCTCTGCTCAGGAAAGTTAGATATACATGTTAAGTCTGATATAACTGCAGCAACCCCCAAGTAAGTTTGTCTGATCAACAAGTACTACTTGGGTTTTTTTATTGTAAACTATTGCGTATGAAGTTATATATAGAGAAACCAAAAACTGTTGAGGCTACACAGTTTGATGGTACAGAAGAGATGGCAATTCAGATTGCTAGTAAAGATGAGTTTGAAGGTATGGTAGATTATCATCAGAAAAAGTTTCATGCATTGTGGATACATGCGGGGGATAGAGAGTTGAGAGTTAATACCGGGGACTATATTATACGTGATTGGTCCGGGGAGTATTCTTTACTAAGTGAAAAAAATTTTAATAGGTATTACAAGGAATTGGAATAAATTATTATATTTGTAAGACCAATGAATGTTTTTACGGCACATTTATTATTTTGATTGTTATTATAAGCTCTAAGATAAAAACTTGGAGCTTATTTTTTGTAACAGGTTTTTAAAAAGGAATTATGGCAATATTTGATTATCAGTACAAGACACTTCTACAAAAGATTTCTACATCAGGTTTTAGATATCAGGATCCAAACAGAGAAGGTGTTGAAAGGTTACAGCTTTCAAAAGCTGAAGTACATTGTAAGCCTAGTGAAGGGTTTCCAGCGTTAACAACTAAACAAGTCTACTTTAAAGGTGCAGTAGCAGAGTTATTATTTTTTATGTCTGGTTCTACAGATATAAGAAATTTATGGAAAAGAGGAGTGCGGTTCTGGGATAAGGACTGGGCAAGGTTCAAAGAGTATAATGAATACACGGTTAATTACTTATATAATGCATGGGAGTTTTCTGAAGAAGATGACTCTGTTGAAAAGCTACCGGCACATGTATATGATATGGGTAAAATCTATCCACACCAGTGGAGAAACGCTAATGGAGTTGATCAGTTATTTAACCTTGTTTCTACCATGATTAATAATCCAATGTCAACATCAATGATTGTTAACTCATGGAACCCATCTGATCTACCGGAGATGTGTTTACCTCCTTGTCATTATTCTTTCCAAGTAATGTGCCAACCAATAAGAGATACTTATGTATTTAGACTTATATGGAATCAAAGATCTACTGATATATTTTTAGGTACACCGGTGAACATAATGTTCTATACTGTACTAGCACATATATTAGAAATACTTACAGGATATCAATGCATAGAAGTTACGGGTGAGTTAAAGAATGTGCACATATATGATAACCAAATGCAAGCTGTAGCAGAACAATTAAAACGTGATGTAGATCTATATGGGGAGAGTAAACTAGTAATTGATAAATCTAAGTTTAAACTTTTTTTTAAAAATCCTTCAAATTTAAACTTTAATAGTGTAATTAATTCACTATCTTTATCCGACTTTAAGTTGGTAGGGTATGAGAGTTATCCCAAACTTAAAGTAGAAATGTTAAGTTATAAATAAAAAACAAAGAGTATGAGTACAGTGTTTAAGAGTCTAAAAGGACGTAGAATCTTGGTTAACCAACCAGAGATGAAAGAATCAGCAATTGAATTGACTGAGAAAGATAAAGCTGCTATTGAGCAAGAAGCTATGAAAAAGTGGACAAGATTAGAAGTGTTTGCTACAGGTGAAGAAGTATCTGGAGTAAAAGCTGGTGATCATGTTTATATTTCAGTTAATGCAATTAAAGGAGCTGAAGTAATTGAAGTAGAAGAAAGCATTAAGCTTATGCTTAGTGAGTATGACGTTGCAATAGTTTGGTAAGATGGTAATGATTTGTGAGGATTATAAAAACATGATGAATAGACCTGAAACTTCAACAACTTATAAAAGGAGTAAAGAAATAATCAAAAACATCACAGCTAATAAAGAGTTATACAGAGTGGATGCAACTATAGATCCATTTGGTACAGCATTTAAAGAAACAAAAGTATATACACAAAATACAGCATTAAGACCAGATCATTATAATGCTGGTGATACTTATGAAGTATTTAATGTATTAGAAGCATGGAATCTAGATAAAGACTTTTACTTAGGTAATGTTATCAAGTATGTTGCAAGAGCTGGTAAAAAAGATAAGTTAAAAGAAATAGAAGACTTAGAAAAAGCTAAGGTCTATTTAGAGAGAAGAATTAATGAGTTAAAAAAATTGTAAAAAAGTATACTGTAATTAAAATATTATATATACTTTAGCAACTCCTTTTTAATCTCAGTTTTCGCTGGCTGATAAATCCCAATGAGTTTATACTTGTTGGGATTTTTTGTTTATATTTGTGTACTATTTTTATTGAATATTTGGCATTTAGGTAAGAAGATCCCGGATTAATAATCTGGGATTTTGTTTTTTATATTATTATTATGTATATTATAGATATATGTGTAATTAAAAAAACAATGTCATGGATATACTAAATTTTTTATTTTTAAAAAAACAAGACTTAATAAGAACTGAAGCAAATGATGCTGCAACAGATTTATTAATTCTTGGTGCTAATGTGCCTCAATCTAAAAGAGATGATCAATATCAAACTTATGGTTTGCCATTAGCTGATGCAGTAGTTTCTGCAGATAAATCAAACACTGAATATTATACAGTAGATTTAAATGTTACTAGTATAGTACCAGTAACTTCACAAAAAGGTGTGATTGAAGTACTTAACTTAACAGCAGGTCCTGTACCTTCACCAGGTTTTGCATCTGCAATACCATTAATTATTACTAATGATTCAGTAGATTTTACTGATGCTGATAGAGTATATTTACAAACATCTTTATATTATAACCCATCAATTGATGATAACTATGTACCATACTTTGTTTCAACAGGTTTTCTACCAGGTATAAGTTGTGCATTATACAATGCAAGTCCAGTAGCAGCAGGAGTTAATCAAGGTGCAGGTAAGTTATATATATACTTTGAACTATATAGTTTCTAAAAAATAATAGACTAAATTAAATAATAAAGACATGGATGTTTTAAATATAATTTCCTGGATTAAAGGAAAAAAACAAGTAACAACTGTTGACCCAGCTTTGACAGTAATTCCATTAGGAGTTAAAGATAATAAAAGAGGTGATGGATATATCCCAGTAACTATTACTGTAGAAGATTTTGCAGGTTCAGTTGCACCTACTTTATATGATAACAAAGATAATATATTTATTGGAGAAAATGTATTTAATGATCTTAGTGATGTTGATAAAGAAGCAAATATTGCAATTGGTACAAATGCATTACGAAACACTATAAATGCACAAAATATTGGTATTGGTTTAGATACATTACGTACTAATACTGAAGGTTTTCAAAATATAGCAATTGGTAATAGCAGTTTATTGTTTAACACTATAGGTGATAATAATATAGGAATCGGTGTAGTATCAATGTTTTTTAATACTACCGGTAAAAATAATGTTGGTATTGGAGCGTTTACATTATTTGATATTACCACTGGGCGTGATAATGTTGCAGTAGGTTTAGGTGCTTTAGGTGGTTTAACTACTGGTTCATATAATACAGGTATAGGTTATGAAACATATGCTGGAAATTACAGTTCTTGTGTATTATTAGGTAGAAGAGCTCAGGCTACAGGTAATAATCAATTTGTAGTAGGTTCAGTTGGTGATCCAGCAGGTTCAGTAACAAATGAAGTAAACACTTCTACTAAAGTATGGAATGTGGTTATTAATGGTGTAGCTAGAAAAATTTTATTAGCATAATAATTAACATAAAAATAAATAGAAATGGATGTTTTAAATTTTATATCTTGGCTTAAAAGTAAAAGACAAGTAACAACAGTAGATGCAACTCAAACCTTAATTCCATTAGGTTTAAAAGATGCAAGAAGAGGTGATGCATATTTACCAGGTGCAATATCAGTAACTGATTTCTTAGATTTGGTACCAGCTCCAGTTCCTCCAACTGATGCTTTAGAAAATACGTTTGTTGGTGAAGATGCTTTTGCAGATAATATTAGTGGGTCAGCAAATGCTTTTTTTGGATGGAGAGCAGGTTATACAGGGACAAATCAAGTTTACAATACTGGAATTGGAAGAACTGCATTATATTCTAATACAACAGGTTCTGAAAATACAGCAATTGGTGTTAATTCATCATACAATAATATAAATGGAATTGGTAATGCTTCAGTTGGAAATAATTCTTTGTATTTTAATATCAGTGGTAATAGTAATTCATGCTTAGGAATTTCAACATTATTTTACAACACAACTGGACAAAGAAATATAGCTATTGGTGAAAATTCATTATATGAAAATACAACAGGTCAGTATAATATTGCAATCGGTGCATCTGCTGGAAACAGTAATACAACAGGTCAATATAATATTATGATAGGATCTGCTATTGATAATCAAAATTATAATAATTGTATAATATTAGGAAAACAAGCTCAAGCAACAGCTAATAATCAATTTGTAGTTGGATCTTCTGGAACTAATGCGGGTACAATTGCTACTGAAGCATTAGTACCAACTAAATCATGGACTGTTAAAATTAATGGTGTTGACTATAAAATTCCATTACAAATAGCATAATAATTAAATAAAATAATAACTTTACAAAAAATAAAAATCATGGCATTAGAATTAACACCAGAACAAGTAGCAAAATCTGTATCAGCAGCTTATGATAGCGTTGCATTAATCACTGAGTTAAAAGCTAAAGAAACTTTAACTGAAGAAGAAACAGATACTTTAAAACGTAATGAGGATCATATTAGAATTATGTTAAGTAAAGACTGGTTTGCAGCAGGATTAACTAAAAAACAAACAACAGAATTATCAAAAATATGAATCAGGATCAAGCAAAACAAGTGATTGAACAGGCAATAAATCAAGCATTTTTAAAAGGAGCGTATAGCTTAAAAGATGCAGCAATGATTACACAAGCATTAAGTGTCCTATTTGCAGGACCAGAACTAGTTCAAGAAAACTAATAGCAAGAGCCACAGAGATGTGGCTTTTCTTTTTTATATTTGTTTATCTAGAAAGTTTTAAGTATATTATTATATATAAATAAATTATTATGTCTGTAGGAGATTTAAAAACATACGGTGGAAAAGGTACAGATTGGCCTTGGCAATACAAAATGCTACTAGGATTAGATAAAATTTTAGCAGCATTTTCTAGTGGCACAACATCATATTTAGCACCACAAAATAGAACAACTGTATTACAACGCAGTACTAATTCACTTGGTAATATACCAAATGATATTTACAGTTTCTCATTTGCTAATGTGGGTACGGTAGATGTTTTACTAGATACTATTACTATTAAACCAGGTGAAACAGTAAGTTTTGATGCAGGTGCATTAAATAATAAACTTGTTAATGTTATGCCTTATGATTGTACTGGTGGTGGTGAAGTATTGATTACTATTATTCAATAATTATATTAACATATAATTTATGAGTACAGTAATTCATATAGATAAGTATGCTAGTAATCCTAATGGTTATCTGAGTAGATTATACACTCAGACCAGTAGTAGTATTCCTGTAACAAATACTCTATCTGAATTATCATTATTAGATGGTGGTCTTGGTACACTAACAGTTCCAGCAAACGGCTTTAGACCTGGAGATAGTTTTCATGCTATAGCAACTGGTCATATTTCTTCAGTTAATAATCATAAACTGAGAATAAGAATTAAAAGTGATGGTATAGTGCTAGCAGATACAGGTAACATAACTATGTCAGGATCAACTAATAAGCATTGGAAACTTGAGGTATATTTTACTGTAAGAACAATAGGTGGATCAGGTGTTGCTTCAATTGTAACTGGTGGTTCATTCATGTATACTAAAGATGCAAGTAATGCATTTGAAGGTACTAATTTTAGTACTGAAACTATGACTGGTTTTGATACTACTATTAGTAATACATTAACTATTACTGCAGAATGGGATACAATTAGTACTGGTGACTCAATCTATTCAGAAATATTTACTCTTAATAAAACATACTAATGAGTACAGAAATTAATATAAAGAAAAAAATTGGTGTAAAAGAAGAAAGTGTATCAATTACATCTGATGTAAATAGTATAAACTTTATTGGAGCAGGTGTAAATGCTAGTTCAATTGGTAATGATGTTACTGTAAGTATTCCTGGCGGTACAGGTAATACAACATATTACTTAAATGAATCTGTAACACAAACTCCTTATAAAGAATTTTCTTCAGTATCTACCAGTATTGCTGAACAGACAATTACAACACCAATTGCTGCAGGAGTAACTGCAACAATTCAATCATTTCAAACACCTTCAGGTGTACCAGGAACTACAAATATACCTGGTGGACTATGGTCTTTTTATTTACATTTTTCAGGAACACCTGGAGATACATGGGATATATTTGCTGAAGTTTATGTAAGAGACTTAGGAGGAATAGAAACATTGTTACTTACAACAGATGCTATTGCTACTTCTACTCTTAGTGGAACAGCTGCTATGTTTCTTACAGATGGTGTATTTCCTGCATCAACAGTATTAACAACAGACAGAATAGTTGTTAAACTTAAAGTAACTAATACAGATTCAACTACTAATTCAATTACTTTTCATACAGAGGGTTCTACAAATTATTCAGTATCAACAACAACGTTAAATCAAGTAATAGTTAGTGGCTCAGTTACTTCAGTTACTGGTACTGCACCAATAGCTTCATCAGGAGGTACAACACCAGCAATTAGTATTAGTCAAGCAACAGGTTCAACAGATGGTTACTTATCTTCTGCAGATTGGTCTACTTTTAATGGTAAACAAGAAGCAATTACACTTACTACTACAGGTACAAGTGGAGCAGCAACATTAATTGGAAGTACATTAAATATACCTCAATACGCAGGTGGTTTAGTGTATTTTACAGAAGCACAAAATACTTCAGCACCAAATGCAACAGTTTATGTAGATTCATTAACAGCTGTATCAGCTACAACAGATGCAGATGTTGCAATCGTACCAAAAGGTGGTGGAGCATTCTTATTAGATATACCTAATGGCTCAGTTTCTGGAGGTAATAAAAGAGGTTTAAACGCTATTGATTTACAAAGCAGTAGAAGTGGTA